AAGTAGTATGTGTCGGGATCACTCATACCACCACTACCACTTTTATATTGTTTAACATAAGCATAAGAGTTTGCATCATAATCATTAATAACTCTAAAGCAGTCATTAGTTGAATTATAGATTAGTAATAAATACTGTCCTACTCCATATTGAGTTGTTAATTTAGTTGTTCCATAACGATAGACGGTTTTTGCAGCAAGAGAATTAATTTTTAATGTTGTGGTTGAAGCACCTTTAACTGCAACTTTGTAAATAAATATATCACCATCTGTTAGTGCAGAGATTAGGCTAGTTTTCGCTAGCCATGTCCCTGCAGTAGTTGAACCATTTTCTTCTAATGGTATAATAATTCTATTTTTCAATTCATCCTTAGTGTAGTGCTTTTGTTGCACCACTTGAAGTTCGAATTGTTTTAATATTGATTTTATATCTGTGTAAGAAGCCATAGCTCATACACCCCCTAAACTTCTGATAGCATTGTTGTAAAATCGGAATCACTAATATATAAGACTCCACTAGAACCTGAAATATATGAGTAAACTTGTCCACCTGAAGTAACAGATGTATTACCACTTCCAACAGCCGCAGTAGTAACTGTAATTGATGGTGCAGCAGATGTTCCGCCTATTGCAACACCTAAATGAGAAGAACTATAAGCAGTTGTTTTTGCAGTATATGTGCTTGAAGCAGAACTTGTTGTTAAATAAGTATTTGTATCCCAAGCAAATTGTTGATTTGCTGGAGCACCATTTGTTCTCTTTAAAATACCTGTAGTTGTTGAAGCATTTAAGAAAGTATCTAATGCTTCTAATTGCATTGAAGATATATAGCCTTTATTCTCTACCCAAGTTTGAGTAGCATAAGTATTTGTATCTAAACTCCAAGTGTTCTCAGCAGTTTTCTTTAATAAACCACTTGTTCCAGTTAAGGCTGCAATAGCAGTTAAATCTGCATCTTTTGGTTGAGCATAAGTATATACTGCACCACCAGTTACAACTGATGTATTACCACTTGCTACACTTCCTGGAGTAACAGTAATAGTTGGTGCATTTACTTTTCCACCTAATGCAACACCAGCACTTGAAGAAGAAACAGAAGTATTCAATGCTGTATAAACTGCACCTGAAGTAATATTTTTTGAACTACCACTTGTTATAGTGGATTCAGTTGCAACGTTTGTAACACTTCCTAAACCAACGTCACTTTTTGATACAGTTACATTAGCTGATAAAGCGTGTCCGTTAACTGTTCTACTTGTTGGAACGTAACCAGATAAGTCAACACCAGTATCACCTATCTTTTCCCAAGCACCATTAATTACCATATATTCATCATATTCATCTCTTAGTCCGTTTGAACTAGGAACAAAATAAATAGTATGTGTATCTGCATTAGCAACTGTTAATGAACCAGTCCATCCTGGAGTTTCAGAGTCTGTTCCTGCACCCATTGTTGGAACTACAACACCCTGTGGAGTATTAGAAGCACCTGTTGACTTTACAACATTAAATTGATTAACTCCAGCTATTGCTGTTCCAATGGCAGAATCAACTTCACTCTTACTATATGTGTCAGATTTTGTATAATGCTTTTGTTGAACTATTTGTAATTCAAATTGTTTTAAAATATCTTTAATATTTGTATATGAAGCCATTTTATTTTTTACCTCCTATAACTCACTTAATAAATTTGAAAATGTGCTATCATTTATATCTTCCCCATTAGTTTGAATTAAAGTTACTTCATGGGGATTATTTTTGTTGTTTATGTGATTAGATATTATTTCTTTTAAGTCCATTAATTCAGTTACTATTGTTGATTTTATAATAATCCAATCTTCTCTATTATCTCTATGAGGATTATTTACTGCAGCAATTATAATACTGTCTTTTGAAATTGCTAAAACTGAATCATCATACATGAATGTAAAAATTGAATCTGATATATAAAAATCCCCTGAAGATAAAGTGTTGTTTAATTGCTCTTGCCCATTAACATATCCTTGAAATTCACCAACTAATGAACTAATTGAGTTTTTATTTTCGTTTTGGGCTTCAGTTAATATAGCCCTACCTACTCTAACTAGAGTATTATAAGTGACTATTTTTGCCATTCTTAATCACCCCCAGTTATTTCTTCAATAATATCATCACTATCGCCAGAATCAGTAAATTCTAAAGAATTAATTATGCTTTCTGTATCACTTTTTACTTCTTCAATTAAACTTTGAAGATAAGAGTTTGTTACGTTATCTGAATTTGTATAATTATTCAAAACAAATCTAGGAATGCTCCTAATTAATGCTGGAAGTTGAGATGGCTTTATTGTAGTGTTTTGCATATTTAAAACTTGCTTAGTTGCAGAAATTATATCTTCAACTATTGATAATTTTATCTTTACATAACTTTCTGACATACTACATTGCCTCCTCACTTACATCAGGATACAACTCTTCCATAATCTCTTGAACTATAGACTTTAATGTATTCTTGTTGTATGGATCAACTCCCTCTGCGATTTTTGTTACAATTTGGGACAATAGTATTGTTCTAACATTTAAAAGATAAATAATCCCTTTGTTCTCGTTAAGAACAATATCAGTAAATCTTTGTTTTAATTCTTCAGCCTTGTCCTTTACATTGTTTGGTAAAGGTAAAACTGAAATAGCCTTAATGTTATTAATTTCGGCTTGTGAGATTACTTCAACTTCTTGTAAAGCATCTACTAAATCATTTAAAGAGGTTTCGTTTGTAATACCTAATTCTTGTTGTAAATCACTTAATGTTCTTGCCATTATTTAACCCCCTTATTATTTTTTGAATATTTGTATCTAAAACTACAAGATACTAATGTTGAATTTTTTGCTTCATAAGAATAGAACTTTAGTTGAATAAAACTGAAATTTTTGATTTTTTTCTTTGAACTATATGTTCTACCAAACTCGGTTTGAGAAAACGTAAAATCCTCGAAATTTACATCAAAATCAAAGACTGAACCTTTGGCATTTGCAAAATAACCTACATCTTTTTTCCAAGTTCTATAACCTACGTTTGTATAACCACCTTTAATTGCATCTGGAACAAAGTATAAATTAGTAGCAGTTTTTAAATAGTCTAGTTTTCCTAATGGACTAAATGATGAATACCAATAAGATTTTACTGGTTTCTTAAACTCTAAAGTTGCAACTGATATAAATGAATCATCTAATGCAAAATCAATTTCAACACCATTAAGTGCTAATCTAAAATGATTAAATACTGCATTAGGACCTAATTCTTCATAAATTCCTTCATCTATATAAGTCCATGTTGCTTCCTTATATGTGCTTTTATCTATTCCATATTGTCCGTTATTTAAACTAGATAATTGAAATTTAGTAGTATTTGGTAGTGGTATCATATATGTAGCATTTTCATTAACACTTATAGTATCTCCAGTTGTAACTGGTTCTTGTGAGAATGTAATTCCAATTAATTGTTCATCATTATAAACATATTGCCAATTATCATTAGTTTCATATTCAACACCATTCTTATAAAACTTATAATCATTCTTTTCCAAATACTCTACAATAGTATTAATTATTTCGTTTCTAGCAATATTGTTTTTCATTACAAAACCATTTGCTGTTGTATCTAAATAATCATCTAATACCCAATAAATAGTATTTCCTAATTGAACTGTTGTTCTATCTCTAAATGTTTCATATGCTTCTTTAGGATTAGGAGAAGTTTTACAATCTACAATAAATTCATTTGTAGGTGCAATAATCATTTCGTTTTTATCATAATCGAAGAATAAATCTGTAACAAAAGAAGTTGAATCGTTACCTGCACTGATATTGATACCAGAAAATTCATATCTATCTAAATCAGAATAACCACTAGTGAACTTATATAACTTGCCATTTTTTAAGAAATATAATTCATTGTCGAAAACAAACATTCTTTCTGCAGGAATATTATCTAATACCCACCACTCATAAATCATTTTTGAATTATGGAAAGAATATCTATTCTTGTCACAAACATAAACTCTTTTTCGACCATATACATCTTTTCTAGCTATATATAGTTTATCGTTATATTCAACGAAACAAGAATCCGAAATATCGTTACCCAAATTATTTCTAATGAAATATGAAGCTTCTACACCATCATAAGAACTTGCTGCAGTAGAATCATTAACATTTATGTAATAAATACCATATTTGCCATTTATCAATACTTTATTATCATATTGAATTATTTGTTCTCTTGTATCTATTTTTATGTTGATAGCACTAGGGAACACTTGATATAAATCATAAGCATCATTGTAAACTATATTTGGAATATCACCTGGCATTTCAATGGTTTTTGTTTCAATTTTTGATTGTGCAGTTCTAATATAAACATTTGGCTCATTAGTTTGACTTTCCTTAAAAATCATCATAGAAGAATCATTGTTTACACCATAGCCTAAAATTGCAGAAGAAGAAGATCCGATTTTGTGATAACTCATATCTCCAAAATAAGTATATGTTACCCAGTCTTCTTGACTTGTGTCTTTAGGAGTGCATGTATGAACATCTAAATTCTTATAATCAGGATTACCAGTTACAAATAAAGTGTCTCTATAACCATTTGAGCCAAAGAAAGCACCATAACGCATACCATTAATTGTAGATATTGCTTCAGAATTATCAAAAGACAATGTAATTTTTATTGTTTTAATTCCTTTCATTCCTTTAGCTTCTTGTTGTGCTGTGTAATCAACATAATTAACTGTTCCATCTTGATTGACTCCAGTTGCACCATAAATTCTTACTTCTAATTTTTTGCCATTTAATCTACAAAGAGCAACCTTTGAATTTGTAAGTGTTATTTTTTGATATGTAATTTGATTTGAATCTGTAAAAGTGGCAGGAGCTAAATCATCATAATAAAGAACCTGAAGATTATTAAAATTAGTAAAATAATTTGTTAAATCAAAAACCTCATAGCTTTCCCAATGATATGCACCACTTGTAGAAGTTTCGGTAAAATTTCCATTAGAATAATTTAGATTAATTTCTACATTTGCTTTGTTTGACAACATATTGAATTGTTCATACGAACTTGTAGAAGATGCAGTAGATTGTTCGTCTACAACACCTATTGCTATTGTTGGTATATAAGCACTATTTGAAACGCTGTTTACTAAATATCCACTAAAAGTTTGTGTAACACCAACCGTTGTATATGTAAATGTTAAATATTGTATTTTTACAAACGCTTCTCCAGTAAAAACAAATAATGTATTATCTTTTTCAAACGCCCAGCCATTATAATCTTCAGCTATTGAAAACAATCTTGGAAGTGCTGGAGAACCCAAAATTTGACTACCATTTGTATATTCTAAATCATCTGCAATAAAGAAAGAACAAGTTGTAGGGTATTGCTTACTTCTTCCTAGAAAAACATATTTATCTTGAAATTTAAATATATTTGCTAATTTATAGCCGTTTTCAAATGGATATTCTTGGCGTTCCCAACCATTTCTTTTGTATAATGAATTACCCTCTGGTAGATAATTTGAAATTTCTATTGCTCTTGAATCATCTACATTTGTAGGAGTATCAGTATAATCAACACCATTAAAATTAGAGATATTATATGTAGCGTGTTCAGCATCTTTTAAACTGCCAGTATTAAACTTTACACCCATACTTACACCCCCTAATAATAGAAGAAGAAACATTATAATTATTTTTTTCATTCATCACCATCTCCATACATATCGCCCCAATCTCTTGTTATAATTTCAACTTGATTATTTTGGACTTGGTTTGTCTGCATTTCATTCAAGTAACTTTCAAAATAATTTTTATTAATGTTTGCTAAAGTAGCACTTTCTTCTAATTTCATATCACTATATACTAAATACTTAATGTTTATTGCCATATCATCTGGGATACTTAACCCAAAGCCATTTAAATCTTTTGCTAAATCTAATTGATTTACTTCAGTTACATGTTGTGTTTTATTTGCACCAACATAATTATCTAAGTCATAAATTGCAGGATAATATAAAACATAATATGTATAATCACTATTAAATGGTTCTTTAATGATTATCTTTCTACCAATAATTGTATATTTGACATTTGGAACCATATTCCCATTACTATCAATAGCGTAAATTTCCTTTATTTTGTGATATAAAGGCTTTCCACTTATTGTTCTATTTTCAGTTAAGAAAAATGGATTTTGAGTTATTTGTTTCTCACATATAGGCAATATAAGACTTGTTGCATATCTTACTAAGCCCATGAGAATTGAATGGTCCATATTTAATAAATATTCAGCAAAAATATCATTCTCTTTTAACGTTTCAATATCTTCGTTCATAACATCTATATCATCTGCTTGCTCTAGATATTGTAAACAATATTTTTTTAATTTCTCTAAAGTCATATTTCTACCTCTCTTTCAAAAAAATAAGGGATAGGGATATTTAACTCCCTACCCCTAGAAAAAAGGTATTAACCTTCTAAAACTAATTCTTTAGCTTGTGTATTACCCTTTTTAAAATTGGCTCTACATTCATTATACAATTCTTTGACAATAGGTCTAACTTGCACTTCGGCATCTTTCTTGATTTCAATTCTTTGTCCGTTGATAAATAATACCTCTTTTTCAACTTTGCCCTCATTTAAACCTGATGATTCAATTTCCATTGTAACTTTTTTAGCCATAGTCTATACCTTCTTTCTATTTTTTATTTTTCATTTTTTAGGAACGAGTAACCTTAGTAACTGTATTTAATACATCTTTTGGAGTGCCAGTAATTGCATCACCATCATTCTCATAACCACCCTTGAATGCTGGCTTTTCCTTTTCAGCAAATACATTTGCATTAACAGCAGCAGCAGAACATTCATAAATCATTACGGCTTCAGGATCAACAACCATACCACCCCAACCCATACATTTCCAACCAATAGAACCTTTTTGGTTTAATGGGTTTTCAGAAGCACCACCACTAGTAACTGGCTTAATAATTGACTTTGGTTCACCATAACCAGCTAACTTAGTTAATTTAGCACCCTTTTCTCCACGATATCTACCTAAAACTAAACAAGCGTGAACAGTAGGGTTAGTAGAATTAATTTCTCTAATTGCAGTATCTTCTACGAAACGGAAACCATTCCATCTACCAATTTCACCATCATATAATGGTTTAGTATTTTGTTGATAGTTTGCAATTTCAATGAATGTATACTTGCTAGAGTTCTTTGTTAAAGATAATAATGTTTGAGCAACTTCTGGAGAAATTACTACTAAGTAATCTCCACCTTCCCAACCTTTAACGTGATTTCTCTTGAAGAAAGTCTTAATCTTACCAAAATCTTCTAAGTCTAATGCAGTAACGGCTGCACGAGCTTCAGCAATAGTATCTGTTGCAGTAGCAGTTGCATCTACACCTGCAAACCAGTGGTTAGAAGAAGATTTTAAAATTGTATATGCTTTCTCTTGGAATAATTCACCAACTGCATAACCTTGATTTCTTTGTAATGCAGTAGATTCACCAGAGTCGATTGAATATAAATCTAATTCATCAGTGAATGTAATGAAACCACCAAAGTTCTTTAGTGATAATTCATATTCATAAGTTTCCATTGGAGAATCTTCATTTGGAATTACACCTTCTGATAATTCATAATCAGAGTCATTTAATACATATTTACCACGTCTACGGAAAGCCATTTTCTTACCTTTGTTTTGTGGTTGAGTAATTGTATCAAAATACTTTTCAAAATTATACTCTTCATAAAGAGCATCTTTTAATGTCATATCGAAATATTCATGAGCATTAGTTTCATTTAATCTCTTACCGAATGTTGCAGTAGGATTTAAGTTTGTTGTAAATAATTGAATATTAAAATCTAATCTTTGCTTTTTCATTTTCCTTTTTTCTCCTTATTTTTATCTTCTACTTGCTATTTCTACACTTAGCTTATGGAATTCTTCTGGAGTAAGGTCTTTCCACGATTTAGCAGTTTCATTGCCCTTTCCAGGTGCACCAGGAGATGACATTCTTCTAGCTTCCTTTTCAATTACCTTTTCAGTAGATTTTGTTTCTATCTTGGCTTGAATTGCTAGATACTTTTCATAAATCGTAGATAATGGCACTTTACCAAATAAGTCATTAGCAAAATCTAGAAACGCTTCATCAGAACCGATTTTTTGTGCTGTATCTTCTCCATATTTTTGAATGAATGAGTCTACATCAGCATTTAAATCTTGTTCTTGTTTTTGTTGTGCTTCAATTTCTTGAAGTTGTTTTTGTTTTTGAGCACGAGTCTTTTCTTTAATTGCTTGATAGTAATCAGCAATTGGATCTTTGCCCTTAGCCTCTAATTCAAGCATTAACTCATATTCTTCAACATCATCTTCATCTACTATAGGAGTATTAGTGAATTTATTAACCCCATTTGTAGACTTTTTAACGCCATCAATGTAAGACTTACGCTTTTCCTCATTTAATTGCTTTTGTCTTACTTCCTCTTGCTTTTTTTGTCTTTCAAGAATTCTACGTTGGGCATTCTTTTTATTACGCTCTTTTTCTTCCTCTTGTGGCGTTTTTTCTGCCTTCGGTTCTTTAGAAGTTTCTTCAGTCTTTGACTCTTTTTCTTCATTTTGAACCTCTTGTTCGGCATTTTCTTCGGAAGTCTTTTCTTCCTCATTATTCTCTACTTGTTCAGTAGGTGTATCTTCAGTTTGTTCTTCATCAGCAAACAACTGAATGTTTAATAATAATTGTTTTTTCATATTTTCTCCTTATAGGGTATTCTCCACTTTCGTGGGTAGTTTATTTTTAGGCTATTTAACTAACATTTCTAGTTTGGCTAGCCGCTGCACTCTTTTCTTTACTTGCTTGTAATCTTCTATCTTCACTTTGTCCTGCCATACGGACTAAGTTTTCAGCTTGTTTTAATTGAGCATTTTGTGCTTCAATCTTCTTACTAAATTCTTGTTTCATAGCAGTTTGCATAGAAGCACTTTGTTGTAACATTGCTTGTAATTGTTGATTTTGAGCTGTTAATTGTGAAATGATTCCGTCCATCTTTTGTTTTAATAATGTTCTAAATTCATCTTTCTTAGGGAATACCCAATCTGGAACTAATTCAGCCCATATCATTAAATACTCTGGTGAAATCTTTTCGATTGTGCCATTTAAGAACAATGTTTCAAGTGTTGTTGACAACATTACTTCACTATATTTAGCACTTTCACAAACCTCAATTGTTACATTAAATGGAGTATCTAAATAATCAGCGCCATTGAAAATATCAGTCTTTGAATGTGATATAGTGCCTAAATCTACACTAGGATTTTGTGCTAATAATTCGGCATCTGACATTTGAGAACTAAATGTTGTATCTCGATAATACAACTTGTAGAACATTTCAAGGATTCTACCCTCTTTAGCAATAGTTCTTGATAAAACTTGTTGCCATTGAGCAATAGGCTTATCTTGAATTTGTAATAACTGGTTAATTGCATAACCTGACATACCACTTGGTATATTTCTACCATCATCTAGCACATCACTTGCTCTCCATACATCTTTAGTCAATGTTATAAGGCTTTGTGCTAATTCATAGTGTGCAGTAGGCATTGAACCAGTATTTAATACCTTAATACCATCTCCGCCTTGATATCTATCAGTAATTACTCCACCTGGCTTTGTCATATCAATAGTAGAAGAAGCTAACGCACCCTCTTTGACTACAATAGTAGGCATTGACTGTTTCGCAGCACTAATTAATTGTGTTGTAATTAACTGGTTAACGGATTTTTGAATTGGTATTAGTTGTGCAGTGAATGACATACCAAAGATACAATTATTTCTTTCAATGAAACAATCAACGTGAACTGGATAATATCTAGCCATGAATTTCTTTTTCATTTGCTCTTGTAATGTTAATTCATTATTCTTAACACTATCCATCATTTGTCGATTCACTGGATCTTGTTTATACATATCTTTTGTTTCTTCAAGATTATAAGAGTTACCAGTTTCGCTTTCTTTCATCTTGGATTTAACAATTTCAGCATTTGTTAATGGGTTTATACTAGTTGGACTCCAAAAGACAATTTCTTCAGTAGATTTTTCAAAATATACTTCACCATCTTGTCTAAAGAACTTAGTATAAACGGTAGCCATTTCTTCTCCACCTTGCTCAATATCATTATTGTAGTAAGAAGTATAAGTATTTGGCTTAATATATTTATCAGCTTCAGTTTCATCTAGTGTATTAGTGCTTGCCTTAATGCTCTTAATAGATTCTCTTGAACGGATAATAATCCACTCTTGCTTTTGTTCGTTCTTTTCACAAGGATTAGCAACGGCAAAGTCTTGAATATCTATTGTAGTAGCATTTAACGAACCCTCAGTAGCACCAACTCTACCAACTCCATCTTCTTCCCAATAGTAATAAACAATATATGTTCCCTTAATTAAGCCATCATAAACCATTCTTTTATTTAATTCTTCTTGGTTCATTTCTTTCATTTGCCATTCAGAGAATTTTGTTACACTATCGGATTTAGCCTTATCTTCATCAATAATGAATATTGGTTTATAGGTTTTTTGAAGAATAGAAGAAGCCTTTCCATCAGTTGTATTTTGAATGAAGTTCATTACTGGTTTATCAATAGAGATTTTCCCTTTATATTCTCCCCATTGTCTTCCCTCATAAAATTCAATGGCTCTTTTTGCATCTTCTAGAATCTTTTTACTTTCCTTAAATTGCTGACAATTATCAAACTCTTTCCTAATGTTTCTAGCGTCATTCATCAACTTTTCAAGTTCTTGTAATCTACTCATCTAATTTACCACCCCAAATTTCTTCATTCTGCATATTGGTAAATTCCTTAGCAAGTTCAGTAACTTGGGCGTTAATCTTAATTAAAGCATCAGTATTTGTCTTTAGGGCTTGATCCAAAAATGTTACGCTTTCTTTTAATGATTTATTTTCGGCTTCTAATTGCTCGATTTTTTTAATTTTCATTAAATCTTCAGCATTTATATTCAAGCATTTAAAAGTTTTCTCTAAGAAGCGTTTTTGCTTCTTTGTCATTATGAAATATTCCATTACATTACAAACCCCCATTCATCAAACACATCTCCAAAATCTAATTCTCCTGGATTTTCTTCTTTTTTCTCATATTCACCCATTTCAAGTGCAAATCTTGAATAATCACTAGGCATTTGTTGTTTAGCCATCACAATTCTATCTGGTGTATATGTATAACTAGTGCATAAATATCTAATTGCATCACAGCTATGTGTGACTTCGTGTGGTTCTTTTGCACAGTCATTAACCTTTTTTTCATCATGTTGTATCATTTTTAGGCTTTCAATTAAATGTGGGCAAGAAGTAGAGATTAATAATCTTGGCTTATGTGTAACATTACTGATTTTTAACATTTCTTTTACCATTAACCAACCCATTTCTCTATCATTATTGGCTTTAGTAGGGTATTGATTATAATCTTGTATTAAAATGTCAACAGCACTCTTACCAGTATCTCTATTTCTATTCCACATATCAGGAGGGCAGATATCTAAATATATCGTTTCATTAGGTTGTGTCATTGCATTTATCCGTTTTGCACTCTCGGAAACAATTAAATCGGATTCCCATATCTCTCGATATATATAAAATGTCCCATCTTCATCTAAAGCAGCCCAATAACACGCTAATTTATCTAAACCATAATCTCGTGTTCTATATATTCTCCAATTAGGCTTTATCTTATAAACATATTCCCCATTTTCATCAGTTTGATACGGATTATAAGTATGTATGGCTTCATCAAATTCTTCAAAGAATTGCCCTTGAAACACACTCCAATCTCCATATAACATTGCTTGTTTTTCTTTTTCAGGCAACGTTTCAAGTGTTCTTATATACTCTGGATCGTTTTCCATTAAGAATTGGTTCTCATATACTAACGCTGGTATAAATGAATAATCTTCTGGATTCTCTCCATTTTTATATTGCTTATCAATAAATAATCTTTTAACCCATACATGTCCGACTCCACCTGGATTGGCAGTAAGATACATTCTAGGCTTTAAATTAGGGAATTTATTTACATCTACATTTCCACTTAATCTTAAACACTCTTTAAACTTCATAAACATATACTCAGTAAAGTGTGTCGCTTCATCCATAAAGATAACTTCATAGTTTTGTCCTTGATATTGGTCCATATCAGCCTCAGTATTACAATAACCAAACTTTAATAGGCTGCCATTTGGAAAGTTAAACTCTCTTCTTTGTGAATTATATTTAGCAATTCCATTTAGCAATGTCTTAAACTCTTTTAAGTGGTTTTGTTCTAGTTCTGGAAATGTTCTACGCAATATCAAAATATTAATTCCAGGATAATGCAGTGCTAATGTGATAGCCTTATGTCTTACAACAAAGGATTTTCCACCACCTCTTGCACCACCATACAACGTAAACTTAGTTACACTCTTAAAGAACAATATCTGTTTAGCATACAAATGAGGTATTGTATAATTGACAACTCCATTAGGAATATTCTGCACTATACTTCATCCCCTAAATCTTGTCCGTTTGTATTTACTACAATTGTTACCCCATTCATATTATTTGTGTTATTATCAATTACCTTTTGTGCATCATTTATCTCCTTAAATGTCACTCTTGGATTATTTATCATATTAGCTGTAGCAGTAGATACCAACATATCTCCAATACTTAAACTAGTATCTCCCAAATCTACATACTCACTATCTAATAATTCCTTAGTAATCTCTGCCAAATCTTTCTTCCTCTTTTCCTTTTTCTCTTGTTTCTCTAATTGACTGATTCTGGCATCTAACACTTTCTTCATGTTCTCATTACTTATCTTCTCTAGGAAGGCACTTTTTTTATTCTCATTTTCCATTTTTCTTATACCCCCTATTCAATTCTATTCTCTCATATAAAATCTAAAAAAAAGTCCATTTTTAGTCCCTTCCTTTAGTTTACTAAAATCAACTCTCTTTCCATTTTCTCTTTATAAAGAAATCTAACAAAGAAAAATAAAAAAGAAAAAGGTTTCTCTCTTTTTAATTCTTACTTCCCCTAAAGAAAAAATATTATTATAAATAATAATTAAAAAAGAAAATACACTTATAGAAACGCACATATCTACACTCGCGTGTGTGCGTATGCACTATAATATATTTCATATATTATACTGTCATCTAACTGTTACACTCCTAAATCGGAAAAAATTTTGTATGTAGATATACTTATATATATGGGCGTGGTGTGATCTTGGTTGTGGGGGGGTGTATAACCTTACATTATTTTAAATACATACTTTGTATGTATGCACTCATTTCTTTTAGGCAAAACGTAACAAATTGGAATAATCCCTTAAATAAGGGATTTTTTTATTACTGACAATCAAATTGACAACCTTTTCGTTGCTTTCTGTCAACAATTCAACCCATTTTCTCTGGTAATCCTATACTGAAGGTGCTTAAAGCGAACGGCTTAGCAAACCGATAAACCTTTTAAGCAGTTCTCTAGTAACTAAATACTAGATTAGAAAGTTTATAAAGCATTGTAGCAATTTATATACTTTTGAAACTGATTAGAATTGAGTGCTACAAAGTAGCATATCTACTTAAAAAAGCGATAACTAAATAAACGTAGTTTATTAACTAATTCTTCTACGTTCAAATCAGCCGTTAGAAAGTGGGGTTATTATGAAATAATACGGCAAAAGTTAAAAATGAAAACCGATAGTATACTAGAGTGTTATATCACATAGTGATATGTTGTATAGCACTGACAAGGTGTAGACGCAAGTTATATCGTAGATATAAGAGAGTGATACTTATGGAGATATAGCAAGGTATGAAACATAGTTGTGAAGTGGTGAAACGCCACCATCGGAACCTGTAGCACATAGACACTTAAATAAGTGAGGAGTGTATATCTAGGAGTAAAAACCTAGATACGAGGAGGTGAAACACCATCACTTAAATAAGTGATAAGTGTGTATGGTTAGGGTTAGGATAAGGGAACACGAAAGTGCCGAACCTAACGGGCAAACTAAATGGAAACATTTAGGGAGATTATATCTCTGCCAAACGACAGGGTTTGAGAGTAACTACTATTGCTAGTAGTGGGTATTTTTGAACCTTGAGGTTTGGTATAAGATACCAAAAAAACTAAATGAAACGAGGGAAAAAAATATGTTTAAGTATGAAAAATTATTTGCAAGAAATGAGAATAGTAGCTTTGCTACTGCTAGGGATTTTGGAGATTGGAAGAAGTGTTTTAACTGGTATAAAAACCATAAGTTTTTAAAGGGAAACTTTGAAGATTGGGCAAGTTATTTGTTAACACAAAGTGTTAAGTATGTGCAAGAACAATGGGAGTTTTACTGCAAGTATTCACTTGAAGAATTAGCATTTGGAGTTGTATATACAAAGGCTGAATTACTAGCCTAAATATTATAAATATTTAACGGAAAGAAACTCACTTATGGTGGGTTTTTTTGGTTAGGTATTTATACCTAAATGTTGCAAAAATTAGATAGAAAAGGTTGGTGTTTATTATGGCAAAAGCAACAAAAGGGCATTTCTACAATGTAGAAAGAAGATTTAATACTATGGAGAGTCTACGCAGTGTTATCGAAGATAAAGGCAAGAAAATCGGCGTAGATAAAGATGACTTAAAGAGAACTTTAAGAGCATTAAAAATGAAAGAAGTGGGTGGTTCATACCTATGGATTATTACTGAAAGTAATAGAGCCTATTTAGTGAAAGATGAAAGAACTGACTATGTAAAGGGCTATGACTTTAGAGAGAAATTAATGAAAGTATTTACTATAAGTAAATATGTGTTCCAAATTACTGCTGAATATGCAGATAAAATTATCGAAGAAATTAACTTTAATAAAATACTAGAAAGGGGTTAAAAGATATGGAAAGAACTATAAATGCAAGTGGTGTAATTGTTTGTAAATTAGATATGAGTATTGCTGAAGATAGAAAGGCAAAAGATACCATTAAGAAAGCAAGATATTTCTATAATAGAAATACTTGTGAATGGAATGTGTATGGCTTTGATAGTGTTGAAAGATTTGATAAGTTTATCGTGGCTGGTATCAATGGCGATAGTATAAATAAGCGTGGAATTAAACCTACAAAGACTGCTCTAAAAGAGCAACAAAAGGCTTTTTGGAATAGTGAAGAAGGCAAGGCTATTAAAGAGAAAAGAAGAAATTGGGTTAAAGAACAAAATAAGAAGAAGTTTGAATATATACAAGGCAAGTGGGACTTTGCGACAGCAACAGTGCTAGAAGAAGTATGTGCTAATGATAAGAAGTTATCATACTATAAATTGAGTGATATTGAAGTCGATAATATGGCAAAAGAATATCAAGATAAAATCGCAGATTTGTTTACTGAAAATATGTTTGGAGAACCTATAGAACTTGGAGGAAATAATTAAGATGAAAAAGATAATTTATATAGTAAATTGTGTTTATGATGATGAAACTGGGTATGGCTTAAATCAAAGAACATTTAATACTTATGAAGAAGCCGAAAACTATGCTGAAGAAACTATCGAAAATGCTGAAAGTGAATATAGCACTGAAGTAGATAGAGAGCAAAATGTCTATGCAGTTGTTACTAATAGATGGAATGATGCAAGAGGATTTATTGAAATTACAAGTATAGAAGTAGATATTGACTAGGCTTTGCCTAGATAATATAGAGCAACAAAAAAATATTAAAAAGAAAGAGGATAAGAAAATGGAAAACGTTGCAAAAAATGAAGTAGTAGTAAATGAAGTAGTAGTAAATGCAGTAAAGGAAAATGTTGAAAAGAAAGAGGAGAAAGAAATGGAAAACACAACAACAACTTTAACTTTTGAATTAGTGAGAAATGCTCACGACGCTATTGATGTAAAATTCAGTGATAAGCCTTGTAGAGAGATTTTAAATCGTTTAAATGAGGGCTTTACAAAGAGAAGTGAACGCTTTAATTGGTTTAATGGTGTATGGTCTACTTTCAGATTCAATAAATCAAAGGAATTAGAACGTTCTAATAAGGATTTAGAAATGCAAGAATGCAAAATGTTTATTGAAAAGATTTTAAGTGAACCATTAACTATGACTGAAGAAGAAGCCAAAGAAAAGGCTAAAGAAATGCGTAATGCTAATAAGCCTAAAAAGACTGAAAAGAAAGCCGAAAAGAAGACTACAACAAAGAAGTCTACAAAGTCTACAAAAAAGGCTAAAACAAGTGCTAAAAAGGAAATTAAGGCTGAAGAAAAGGCTGAAGCTGAACAACTTAATAAGAAATTAAATGAATACTTAAAGAAAGTTAATCTTAAAAGAGAAGACTTCGATAAAATGCCTACTGAAGTTAAAGCATCAATAATTGCTGGTGCTAATCTTTAATAAAAAATAAAACCTATATATTAAGGGGGATCGAACTATGGAAAAAATTAACAAGGCTTTATTTGAAATGTATGCTTCTGATTATGGTAAAGAAAATAAAAGGCTAGACTATGGTGGTCTAGCCAAAATGGTTGGCGATATGATATTATGCAATAATATAGTAGAAGTAGAACCTTACATATTCGAAAACGTTCATTGTGGCTCTTTGTATTATATAAGTGATGATGCTGAAGATGATTATAAAGACTATGTTAAAGAATGTAAAGAAAATGAAGAAGAACCAAAGACTTATGAAGATTGGCTAGAAGAAAATCGTGAAGATTATGAACGTATGAAAGATATTTTCCAATACTATCTAGTAAGAGATACATACTGGTTAGAGAAGTTTGATGAACTCGTATTATATAGTGATAAACTAGATTGCTATGTTTGGTGCATAGACCATTGGGGAACTTCTTGGGATTATGTATTAACTGATATTGAATTAGATGAGGGCGAAGAATAATCGCCCTTTTCTTTATGGACTAAATTAGGAAAAAAAGGAGAAAAATTATGGCTAAAATCTATAGAAAGAATATATTCGGTTATGAATTAAAGGGAACTGAAAAACAATTAAAAGAAATGTATGACTTACTTAATTATGAAGACTATCATAAGAAAAGATTTAGTCATTACTTTCACGTTTGGGTTAAAGAGGGAACAGGTGTTTGGTGGTTTCCTAAAGAAAAGTATTATAGTGGCACTACACCTTATGCAGTAGCCTTAATACATTATGCTGATTATAAATTAAGAGATTTAATTTATGAAAGTGATTATGCAAAATATGAAGAATATGAGAGAGTGAAATAATGGGCTATAGAAGTGATATAGTAATTCAAATTGAAGCATATAAAAAAGAAGCTCTTGCAGTTGCTAAAGAAATATTAGATGAATGTGAGCCTGATGGATTAAATGAAGTTGAAGACAAAGACTTTTCTATAAATGTGCCTATTTATAGATTAGTGGCAAAATTTGACGATAGAAAATGGTATCCAGAATATCAAGAAGTAAAAGCAATAAATAACTTAATAAGAGAA